CTGATCCAAGTATTACTTTACGTGCAGTATGAGCTAATGCCTCTTCTACGCTTTTTGAGGTGTAGGCTAGATAGTCTTTCATCTCTGTTCGCAGAGCGGCCATGGCGCTATCTACTGTAATTTTATTGGCAGTCATATCCCAAGCAGGCGAGCTATGTCATCCCTGTCCTGTTCTGTTTTATGAAAATATCTCATAGGAATGCCCTTCTTCCAGAAAAGCCAAGAATGAGCCTGATAAAATAGGCTTAAAGGTAGATCCCATAAGATATATTCAAAAGACCATCCAAACTCTTGAGCCAGCGGAAATGCGCCCATAGCGGCATCCGCTGGCGTCAGGCGTTTCCCGGTGGAGCCAGCTGGCCGCCACTAGTGTCTACAATTTCATACTGAGCTTTGGCGGCTTCATCAAATATTGATGAAACAAAAGCAGTAGCCGCTTCGCTATCTTTTATTGTGCACGCAAAATCAATCACGCTCGATCTGAACTGATCAATGTTCCAGGCTAGGCGCAATAGTGCCTTACGATTTTTCTTTAGCTCCAAATGAATGAATAGGAATGAATAGATAAAAAATAACCCACTATCCTCTTTGTTCCGTACCTGGCTCATAATAAGCCGAGATCCTTCCGTATAAGGCGCAAGCTCTTGCCCTTGCCACGTTTTCGCAGGACTAATAAAGGCGTTATTTAGTTCTAGGTCTAAAGAATTGTCGTCCATCACATTTTATTGAGGAGTGCCCTCTTAAGTTCTGGTTTTGCACGCTCGCTGACTAGAATGGTTTGTTCGCCGCGTTTGATTGCGATAATTGGCTCGGCACGCTTCATAAGGCCGAGAAGCGTCTCACGATTCTGTAGCGCTGCCTTGACGTACCGAATGGGCGCCTCTGGATCAGATTTCATATCCGCCCAGCTGCATTCCATCTCTTCTTTTGCGCTACCAGTTCCAGCATCATTAAACCAAAAAGTAAATTGGCGTTGACCGTCTTTAACTATGCAGGTTACTGGATCGACGGCCCGAAGGGTTGCCCCATAAGTAGCCACAGCTGCAGCTACTTTTAAATTTGTTGTTCCCCAAAATGTCTCAATCATAAGTAGGAGGATTTCATACCCGCCAGAGGCGGTTAGGACATATTGGGGAAGCGAGTGACGGTTACGTTAACAGTAACAAATCCATCAGAGCTTTTGTTTGTCGCTACTGAATCGACAATCATTTTCCCGCCTGTGCTTGTGGCGTTGGCTAGGGTGGTAATCACTGCTCCGGCCGTAGTGGCATAGCTGCCTGTTGCCGTGGTGGTAAAGGTAAAGGTATCGGTAGGGTTATACATGGCCGCGCCAACAACTTCACCTGCTTGATTACGTACTTCTGCGCGTTGAACGTTCCGCGTCTCAGTAAATGACTGAACAAGACCGCCCGATTCAGCCGTAATTCCAAAACTTAAACCGCTCGTTCCGATAGTTGTTGCTGCCATAATGTTCTTTTATTGATGTCAACTGGCAATGGAATTTGGGTAGGCGATAACAGTAAGTTTGTAGTTTTGCGTGTAAGAGCGCTCTTCATTATTAGCGCTGGCTTCGCTAGATTCCAGTTTGGCGCTATAGATACGAGCTAATCCAATGGCCGTTGTGGCATTAAGCCTAGATGACAGGCTGGAAGAATCGTAAAAGCATTGCAGAATCTTGGAGCATTTTTGAGTATGGGCATCGACGGTTGTATCGTCATAAGAATCATCAACCACGATTTCAACCGGAATGCTAAAGACGCCAGATCCGCGCACTGGTTCTTCCGTTCCTAGGCTAGCTTTAATGATGATCGCAGGCGGCACGTTCTCCGTTTTGTCGTGCGAAAGGTGATAGGTAGGCCCAGTGACGGTTGCTGATAGAAGCTCCTGAAAAGCAGCTTCAATTAGGCGATCAAGCATAGTGACGGCAGGCATATTCTAGGCGCCTTTTGTCACCAGATCGGACGGATCGTTGGATCAAACGTGACCATCGTTTTACAACCCGCGCCACCGTGGGGAAACGTTGGCGTATAGTAATATCGCCTTACGCAATCAGGCCAAGTTATCGTGGCCTTTCCCCTGGCGGCCTTTGGCGTATCTACGGATCGATCGTTGTCCTCAATAATAAATGTGCAGGGTAGATCTGCCCCGGCCACGTAGTTGACGGCCTCATAAAAGTGGCCTTCGTCCTCAGCTCCATCGCCCAAAAAGCACCATACTTTAGCCGCACTTCCCTGCTCTTTTAGCGTATGCGCCACTCCGGCCGCTATCCCGCAAGTGCCAGCCAACACACTGGACGTGTAGAAGTTGAGTTTGCGGTCGAATACAAACATGGATCTGCCCTCTTTAATCATCTGCTCGAGCAAGTCGGGATCTCCGCCAGCCAGCAGGTAGTGATAATGGGATCGATGGCTTGAGAAAATCCAATCGCCTGGCTTTATGTCTTTAAATATCTTGATCAGTTGATCTTCATTCCCGCCGCATAGGTGAATTAAATAAGGCAGTTTGCCCTGCTCAAATAGAGCTTTGATTCTTAATTCAAAATCAATCAGATCCTGTTTGTTCATACAAAAGCGTCGTGGCTATCGGTGGCCAGCTTTTCAAACAGAGCAACTTTCGCGTGATTGGCGCACTCGTGCAGGCAGCTCACGCCAGGGTTAAACGTCTTATGCCATTTACGCACTTCGTCGCTGAACCAAGCCTGCTTAAATGATTGCTCTTTTATCGATCCAATACGCCCGTGATCGCTGTACGCGGTATTGTGGCAAGCGTAAATATTGAGATCTGCACCGACAACGCACACGGCCTGAGCATAGAGACAGCGATGGAATGGCCTTACGGGCGACTTGCTTGGGCTATCCAGATCGTAGGTTGTGTTAATGGTGAAATCGTCGTCACAGAATGATTGGCACTCGGCCAGCTGCTCCCGCACTCTGATTGCAATCGTGTTGTGATATTCCTTAAAGTTCTGAACGTAGACGGGCGAGAATCGGACGTTACTTACGCCAACATCTTTAAGCTGCTTGGCAAATGGAACCAAACCCTCGTAATTGTAGCGGGTGATAATAAAGTTGATTCCAAGATCACAGCTTTCCGTTTTTGTATTTGAAAAGTTTTCAATGTTTTGCATCACCGAATCAAACGATCTGTCGGGCACGTTACGGCTCGACGCCATCTGCTCTGCGCTTGTGTAGTCCATCGAAATCCTAACCCACTTTGCGTTGCCCAATACTTCTGCCCTTTCGCCTGCGAGTAGTTGGCCGTTGGTAATGATTGACAGATCCAGACCAGACGAAACTGTCTTAGTCATAATCTCGACAATATCTTTATGCAGCAGAGGCTCTCCACCCCCGCTAAACGTAACGGCTTTTGTTCCGATAGTTGCCAGATCGTCGATTAGTTCCAGCGCCTTATTTCGTGGCATCACGTCCCGCTCGTTCATGCTGGTGTGCATTCCTGCTTGCAGATGCAAATCAGGCCGATCCTTGGGCCTCGTTGTGCCGTCAGAATAGACGCAAAAACGGCAGGCGTGATTACAGATATTCGTTGGCTTAATCCGCACGTAAATGGGTGCGGTGATAATATCGTCGCGGAAACTGGCTATCTTATCGGGGAAAGAAAAGATTTTGTAATCGCTGTACTTGTTTTGCTTCACCACTCATCCTTTCGCTCGACCAACATGGTGGATCTGCCCCATCTCAATCCATCTAGTGCTATTTGATATTCTCCGATTACAGTTTCTTTTTTTAGTTTAACGACTGGAAAGTCGACCATTTCCTTGATTGCTTGAGTAAAGTCCTGCGTATGGGTTGGCCCTGTAAAAAGCGCCTTGTTTTTATTTCCGATAACTACTCTGATAATGGCTGCTGGATAGAATCGACCGCAGCTTATCCTCGCTGCAGCGCCCAAGTGATTCACGATGGCATCCAGCGCATTTAAAATAAAATCCATCCGCTCAATAAAAACGATTGGCTTTAACCCAGTCAAACTCAGGCCAGTAGCTAGTCCCACCATTAGATTTTCAGCAACGGGTGTTTCGATGAGTTGCAAATCTGGAACGTGATTTAGCGTGCCCGCTGCCCGTCCACCTATCTTTACGCCGTACCCTATAAACCTGACCGCTGGATCGGCCGCGAGTAAATCCATTGCCTGCGTCAGCTCCTGCTTCACAGCAACCCTTCCTCTTCCAAGATATGCAGAGCGTGAAATGCGCTTCTGGCCATCTGCCCGCGTTTGGTAAATATGACTGTTTCTGTATCCGCACAAAGCAAGTGGAAAGCATCCTTGTTGTGAACGTTAAGGCACGGCCAGCTCGGCCCAGTGGATGTTCCGATCACGGCTTTTGCTTTGGCAGCCGTCGCTCCTATCCAAGTTACATTTTTATTATCAAACGTTGGGCATAATCCAGTATCGACGGTGCTGATTACCCGATGGCCCTTGCTAATTAGTTTAGATACTAGGTTGCGAAAATCGTCAGGGTTAAAGTTTGTGAATTGGCCAGATAGTCCTGGCGAATTGATGACCACTATGTCGCACTGTGGCACCATCGGCATAAAAGAATCCAACGCCCAATAATCAAATAATAGATTTTCAACTTTGCGGATCGGATTCTTAACGCACATCCTGCTGGCCAGTTCTTCAAACCAGCACAGATGAAATTGGGCAAAGTTTAATTTATCGGGGTGACGCTCCCAATATCCGCCGGTGTTCCTCCACGAATCAATACTATCGGCTGGCGCCTCGCTAATTGGGCGAATGCGTAAGCGTAAAGACATGTCGCTACGTAGGGCATCGATTTCCTCAAACTTGCACAGCTCTGGATTATGGTAGTGCGTGATTTCAAGATCAGGATTCTGCAGGCATAGCCGACGTAGGAAGTTTAGTTGTACCAGGTTGTCGCCTAGCCGCAGTGCGTTGTGAGTATGGATCACGGGTTACGCTCTTTAAATATCTTTTCACCTAGCTCGTAGTTTTCTTTTGCGTTGTGACGTTTAAATTCCGCATCCTGCGTTGCACCCGTGAAGAGCGGATTGTTGTGAGTAAAGACGATATCTTTGGCTGGAATTATAACACCATCGTATGCAGCTCTCTTTGAGAATTCGTTGTCGCTGAAAATGCCCGAGCATGCGTCATATTCAGCCGCAAACATTGCGCCCTGATCTTGAAGTCTTGCCCTGGTTAAAATTGCCATGCATAGGAGATCGTCTTTGCGGTGGCCGTCGGATACGGCAAGCACGGCAGGTTTACTTAAATCGCCCAGCCGTTGCGTGATAATCGTATCCCAATGCAAGGGAGGATCCCAATCGTCGGAGCCTTGAATGATGATTTCCCCGCGAGCCACTTCTGCCGCCCTATTCCACGCCGCAATGCAACCGCCCTTCCCGCTAATGCAGCCCCAATTTTTAAGCATGCTGGCTTTCGGATCGTCATCATCTACTGAGTAGATCCACTCGATCGAGGCTGGATCGGCTGCTTTTTTCATCCACAGGATGCGGGCATTAATGGCCTCTTGTGGGCGTCCTCGCGTTGCGTGGCATACGCTAATCTTCACGGGCTTCTGTGCCCGCCACATCTTCTCGATTTTCTCCGCTTCTGTGGTATCGCCCACGGCTTTGCAGGCCGCCAGATATAGATCTATGCACTCGAAGTCGTACACGGTGCGCTGGGCGTTCCAGATCTTCACGCCCGGATCGGGCTGAACCATTGCTGACTTAAGCAAGTGATACGCTTGCAACCACGCACCCACGCTTGCCTCTTCCCTGGCTAAATAGTAAATCGCCTCTCTGCGCCCAGGGTTCATTTGATGTGCCTTTTGGTATAGGCCAATCCGAACGTTGCGATCTTGCGTAGCCGTGGCCTGATTGCATGCGGCCTCGTATGCCAGTGTGGCTTCTTGCCCCGGCCAGACGGCCGCAACGTGCGACCATGGCTCCGACTCAACCCGCCTATTCCCTAAGAATAGTTCCTGCTGGTAGTAGTATGCGTACTTGCCCGCCTCGCTCAACTGGCCTTGCAAGATGCGGAGATTACGATCGGCGCTACCTGCTTTATATCCGCCGGGGTGATGTTCCACCCACACCGCATGCTCGCCCACAGATTCTAGGCCAGCATTAGGCAACAGCGCCTCATGCACGGCATAGTTCCACCTCCCAGACCATACGCCGTCTACACGCCTGACCATCCGCTCGCGTATTGGCCTTAATTTGGCGTTTATAACGTCATAAACGCCTGCATAGATGCCGAGCTTGGGATTATGCTCAAACGCTTCTATGGCCCTTTTAAATGCGTTTTTGAGGTCTTTATGTGGCAAGTCATCGCAATCCACCCAGACCGCATAGTCGCCAGTGCAGGCATCCAGTGCCGTGTTGCGGGCGGCGGCAAAGTTATCGACGTGGGGCCAGCTTGCCCCTGCGGGTGCGTTTTTATATTCAACTATCTTGGCGCCTGACTTTTCCGCAATTGCCCGTGTGCCATCGTCAGGCCGAGCGCCTTGGGCAATGCACACGACCAGCTCGTCGCAGTATGGCTTAAAGGCGGTAAGGCAGCGGTCGATAAATTGGGCTTCGTGCCCGGCGATCATGTAGATGGAGATTTTAGGATTTCGAGTAGCCATTCTAAACCTCTCGCAACCCGAGTACGTAACTGCCGATGGAAGTATCAATCGACGCCACCCGATAGCTGACTGAGTTGGCTAGCAGAATAGATCCGATTGTTGGCGCAGTGGCCAAGTTGCCAACGTCGATGGTGAATGTGGAGTTTAGATCCAAATCAAACCCGCCAAGATCCACGTTCTCTTTTCGGCTTATTGCAGACAGGATTCCAGTGACGCCTGTGGATCCAATAGTGGCGGTAGTTCCAGTTTGATCGTATAGAGCGGCCAGACTTTCCTTAAGGCATTCAGTAAATTCAGACATGAGAGGATTTCTTAAAGTGGAAAGGGCGGTGAGCCTTTCAGCCCACCGCCCTCGCCGAGTGAATTAGCTACCGTTAATACGCACGAGGCTGTTCGGTTCTCCGGCTTTCACGCCGTAGATCAGAGCGTAGGTGCGTTGCAGCATGCCCTTAACCACGTCGTAGTTCTCACGAACTTGGACGGAAAGGCCAGTGCGAGGTTCCGTCACAACCGAGATGTCCCCAGGGATGGGAACGCCGGTCGGAACTTCAGGAACGCGAGCCGCGATCAACAACGCTTCCTGCTGGGCGAAGAATCCTCCGAGCGTGATGCTGTTGGAAGGCACTGCGCTGTACTGGTTGATGTTGAATCCAGCAACGTTGCCGATCCCAGCCGTGCGAACGAGGTCGCCGGTGATCTGAGGATTGGCCACGACGGTGCTGTCATTCAAGAGAGCGCCGTAGAAGCTGGGGTTAAGAACAGCGTACCGGCCGTTGACCGGGGCGTTGTTGTTGTTGAGGGTGATTCCGGCCGACACTACCGAGCGGTAGGAGAAGGCGCTGGAAGCAACCGTCAATGCGCTGGTGAAGGT